ATGATGTCGATAGTGAAGGTGGGTTAGATTTAGACGATATAGATATGGAAGAAGGTGATAACAAGAAAACTGTTTTTGCCGATTCTACTTTAGGTGTTGGTAACGGTGGTATGGAAGAAAATAAGTACTCAACTAATGAGTCTAAGAAAGGAACCGATGTTTTTAAAGATAAAATTAAAAATATGTTAAAAGAAAATTTTATAGATGAGTTTGAGATGATGACAACTCAACCTGAACCTCAAACTAAGCCTAAAACCGAACCTAAGACTAAGCCTAACAGAAGGTCTAAACCTTGGAGAATAATCCCTGAACAGTTACCAGACCCTCAACCAAAGGCTGATGCAACTAGTGTTAAATTCATAGATTCTAGTAATTTTAGTAGTGACGGTAATAGTGTTACTTTAACCTTTGATATTAAAGGTAAAAGATTTAACGGCGTTAACTTTACGAATAGCGGTCAAGTTGTTAGTAAACCATCAGAAGAAGATGAACCTTATGTTTACTTGTACACAACAGATATTTTAGATAACGGTAAACAATATATGATTAACGTTTCTAAATATGGTGAACCAGATAACCACAGTAACCCTAGTTTTACTAACGGTAATAAACCAGAGATTAAAGAATTTTAATGGAAGAGTTATATCTAATATACATACATAAAATAGGTGCCAGTTATAGGGACATGTTTTTCTATGAATTTATATTTAGTGACGATATAGAATCAGTGGACGGTGAGGAATGGGATTCTTACCCAGCAAACGGTAATCCAAAACCACCATTTGATGATATGATATTGAAAGTAGGTAAAATAGCCGTTGATTTTGAGTTACATGTAGCACAAGACAACGAACTATTCTCAATGTACGACTCTATGGATGGTATAATACCTTTAGGTTGGCAAAATATTGACGGCCTAGACGAGTACCCAGAAGATAGAGTAATATTCCCATTTGGGATGCCAATAAAAGACGTAGTAGACAAGCTTTACGAGAAAGATGTCGAAATGGAATTAGAAAATACAGACGACGATGAATAAATTAAGAAAAAAAATTGAAGAAGAGGGTGTTACATACTCAGTTACTAAAGATAGCTTAGAAGATATTAGCCCAGAATTAGAAAAAGCTGTTGAAGACGGTGACACTGTTAAGGTAACTCAAAACGAAAGTAAGGGTGAAGAAAACGAAGATAATGAAGTGGATTCATTATATTCAGATGCTGATGATAGGGCCATTGAGTACGGCGTTAAAAATGAAGCTTTTAATAAGTTCTTAGAAAGTTTAGGTCAAAGCACATCACCTAAGGTTAATATAAATGAAAATATTTCTGAATCTGTTAACCCTAGAATAAAAAAGAGTGAATTAATAAACTACTTTAAAAACAAAAAATAATGGATAATAAAAGGATAAAACTTTTAGCTATCAGGTCTTTAAAAAAAGCTGACGGTGAAAGTAAGTTAAATGAGAGTCGTATAAAATATGATGATAATCATAATGAAAGAATGGACCCTACTCTAGCTAAGCAACTTAGGGAGCGTAAACATTCTTTGGGTAATCACCCAGCTTTTCCAGAAGATGATGAAATGCATTTTGAAGAAAAGATGATGTCTAAGAGATTTTCTGATGTTTTAAAAAGGTTTAAAAGACACCATGGCGTAGATGAAATTAATGTCAATGAGGTTACTAAAGGTCAAAGAGATTTGATGTTGAAAATAATCGATTTAGAAGAGTCTCACAAAGATGAGTTAATTCAAAAAGCTAAGGAGATGATTATGGAAGACTTTGACGTTGATGAAGGTGATTTAGTTATTGAAGCTGATTTAACAACAGATTTCAGTTTAAATCTCGATAAAGCTAAGATTAAGATGAACCCATCAACTGACATTGAATTTGATAGCCATGATGAGTTAGTCCAAGCTAATAAAGAAGTTTACAAACGTAGAATGGTTAATGCTTTAATACAAGGTTCAGCCAAGAAGGTTAATCATATGTTTAATCTTATTGACGAGGACCTACAAGATATGGAACCTGTACTACCTAGTTTATATTCTAAATTAATGTCTAGTGCAGATTACATGTATATGGTTCAAGATGATACTAAACCTAGAATGATAGGTGGTTTAGTTAATGTTGAATTCCCTAAGACTGAAAATGATGTACCAAAGATAAAAGCTCAAGCCATTTGCTTACCTGTATTGATACATGAGATGGTCAAGGGTCTAATGGAAGTGTTAGCTTATCACAGCCTACCTAAAGACCCTAAGATAGCCCAGTTTGTTATCGATAAAGCCGACTTTATGTCTGCTGAGACTTGGGATATGAGATTAGGTCCACCTTTATGGGAAAAATTCTTGGATGCGTTACCTAGTGACGACTATAAATTAAAGCATCACGTGTTTGTTGATTTGGTCTCATTACCACCTGAGAAGTTTAATGATTGTTTCAGAGAAATCCTTATGGGTTCAAGAAAGGGTAAGGCTATTGTCAATGATATGTTGAATGATGTTAAAGACGAATTAAGAGATGACGAGTTCGACAATGTGGTAGATAGAATAAGTGATGATGAATTTTTAGGTCCAGAGGATTTAGATAATTTAGATAGTGGAACTTGGTTTAATAACTAAACTTATATAAAATTAAGAATAAAGGGCGCTAATAAGCGCTCTTTTTATTTTAGATAAGTTTAGCATATTTATATAGAAAGATAGATGTTAACTGGAAATGAAATTTTAAGTGAGTATACTAAGTGTTTAGTCGACCCATGTTATGCAATTACCGAATATTTAAAAACCTTTGATAAAACAAAAGAAGGGTTTGTCCCGTTCAAACTATTCCCTAAACAAAGAGATATTATAAAAGCCTATAAAAATCACAGGTTCACTATGGTTACTAAACCTAGACAGGCTGGTGTATCTACAACAACAGCTGCTTATGCCTCAGTAAAAGCTATATTCGCTGACCCTAATAACCCAGAGGCTATTCTAATTCTTGCAAATAAGCAAGATATGGCCTTTGAATTCCTTGATAAGATTAAAGATTTTGTTAATCAATTCCCTAGATGGGCATGGGGGTCTGAGTATTATGGTACTGAAGAAAAAGAAAATAAAAAGATTTATTCAACTGAGTCTAAAAAAGAACTTAAATTACCTAATGGTAGTAGAATTAGGGCTGTTGCTACATCTAAAAACGCATTAAGGGGGTTTACACCTACTTGGTTAATTATGGATGAGGCGGCGTTTATCGAAAACGGTGCTATTGTTTTTGGTACAGCTTTGACGGCTTTAGGTACTGGTGGTAGAGCTTCTTTGGTTTCTACACCTAACGGTATGGATTCGTTATACTACAAAACCTATGAACAGGCTATGAGTGGTGATAACGATTTTCATGTTATTGAAATGAAGTGGTATCAAGACCCTAGATATAACAAAGACCTGCGTTGGATTAATGAAGATGATGATGATGATATTATAGAAGAGGTTAAGTTTACGAAAGAGGGTGATTCTGAGGAAAGTGTTAGAGCTATCCACGAACACTACGACAAAATGTTACAGAAAGGTTATAAACCTGAATCTAGTTGGTATCGTGAAATGTGTCGTGGTATGAACAACGATAAAAAGATGATTGCTCAAGAGCTTGATGTATCTTTTATTGGTTCTGGTGGTGCTGTTATTGACGATAAGTACATCACAATGCAAGAAAAGGAGAATGTTATTGAACCTGAATTTATTTCTGGTGATGAAAAAGAAATTTGGATATGGGAGGAACCTAAAGAGGGACGTCAATATATTTTATCTGCTGATGTTGCTAGAGGTGATGGAGAAGATTCTTCAACTATAGTCATTATAGATTTTAATACCATGACTCAAGTTATGGAATATAAAGGTAAATTGAGACCAGACTTATTAGGTGATTTGGTTAATGAATATGGTAGAATATATGATGCATTGGTGGTTGTAGATATTACTGGTGGTTGGGGTGTTGGTACTATTAACCGTTTATTAGATTTGGGTACACCTAATTTATACTACGCCGACAGTTCAAGTAAACCTCTAGAAAAGAAGAGTAGAACCCCAAAGAATTATTCTGATGAAGGTAAATTCCCAGGTTTTAATGTAGGCGCTGGTCTCAGAGCGCCTATTGTAAGTCATCTAGAAATGATGGTCAGGATGAATGGCGTAAAAGTTAGGTCTAGAAGACTAACCTCAGAGATGAGAACGTTTGTATTTAAAAACGGTAAGGCCGACCACATGGATGGGTACCATGATGATTTACTTATGGCTCTAGCTTATGCTTTATGGGTTGCTGAATACTCATTTAAAAAATTAAACGAATCTAAAGAGAAAAGTAAGGCTATGTTATCTGGTTGGATGGTTAATAAGGGTGAGGTTAGTAATGAGGAATATAGACGTAATGGTTTTACATCAAAAAAAGATAGAAAGAAGAAATTAACCACGAAACAACCTAACTTTAGTCACACTGTAGCTAAGAATATGCAAGACCCTAAGGGTAAGTATATGTGGTTATTTAGTGGTTCAAGATAAACAAGTCAATAACTTGACATATTTACAATATATAGTATCATTAATAAAATAAATTAAAATGGCAGAAAAACCAACAGTATTTCAAAAATTAAGCAATGTCTTCGGTAAAGAGGGGATAAATCCAGAGGTTAAAAAAACCAATAGATATTCATTGGGTAATGGTACTGAATTACTAAAAACTAAATCAAAAGAGGAATACGAGACTGCTAAGTTGCAAGCTCAACAAGATAAGTACTTACAAGGTCAGTGGACTAAAGTAGATGGTGAGCTTTATCAACAAGCAATACACTATGAAACAACTAGAGTTGGGTCATATTCGGATTTTGAAACGATGGAATTCTATCCAGAGATTTCTGCCACATTGGATATATTCATGGAAGAGTCTACAACCCCTAATGATAAGGGTGATGTAATAAACATATACTCTGGTAGTAAGAGGGTTAAAAGAATATTGCAGGATTTATTCATTAATAGATTAGACATACACACTTCACTACCTATGTGGTCTAGGAATTTATGTAAGTATGGCGACAACTTTGTACACCTAAACATTAATAGTAAAGCTGGTGTTGTTGGTGTTAGACAGCTACCTAACTTTGAAATCGAAAGAAGAGAGAATGACATTAGAGGTGTTATATCCCCATCGCAACTATCTGATGTAAATCAAGATGAGGCTAGAAATAAAACACAATTTTATTGGAAGAGAAATGAGATGACATTTCAATCATGGCAAATAGGTCACTTTAGACTATTAGGTGATGATAGGAAATTACCTTATGGTACTTCATTTTTAGAGAAAGCTAGGCGTATATGGAAACAATTGATACTGGCTGAGGATGCTATGTTAGTTTATAGGGTAACTAGGGCACCAGAAAGACGTGTCTATAAAGTTTATGTTGGTAACATAGATAATGAAGACGTTAGTGGTTATGTTGATGATATTGCTAATAGATTTAAGCGTACCCCACTTATTGACCCTCAAACAGGTCAAATGGATGTCAGGTATAATCAATTAGGTATTGACCAAGATATTTTTATACCAGTTAGGGATGAAAATGCTCAAACCCCTATTGATACCTTACCTGGTGCTCAGAACTTAGACCAGATTGCTGATATTGAATACCTACAAAGAAAGTTATTTACGGCGTTAAGGGTACCTAAAACCTTCTTAGGTTTTGAAGAAGCTCAAGGTGAGGGTAAGAATTTAGCATTGCTAGATATTAGATTTTCTAGAACAATCAATAGAATACAACAAGCCCTTTTACACGAGCTGAATAAAATTGCTATAATTCACTTACATTTATTAGGTTTTACTGATGATTTAGATAATTTTACACTTACATTAAATAACCCATCTACACAAGCTGAAATGCTTAAAGTTGAACATACAGCGGCCAAGGTTAATCTATATAAAGATGCAGTTGCTGATTCTGGAAATGGTTTTGGTGCAATGTCTATGACTAGGGCTAAAAGAGAGATATTAGGTTGGAGTGATGAAGAAATAAAACAGGATTTACTTGAACAAAGAATTGAAAAGGCTGCGGCTCAAGAGTTAGAAAACACAGGTAATGTTATTAAGAATACAGGTGTGTTTGATAACGTTGACAGAGTTTATGGTGATATGGAAATGGCCAGACTAGGTGG